AAAAGATCATAATTTATTTAGGACTAATCGCATGAAGATTTCTGTTAAACGCTTATCTCCTACAGCTATAATCCCAACGAAAAGCCATCCTACAGATGCTGGATACGATCTGTATGCGGATGAAAATGTCGAACTTTCTCCAGGCGAAACAAGGCTGATCAAGACAGGAGTAGCTATCGCCGTCCCAAAAGGGATGGTGGGGCTGTTATGGGATAGATCTTCTTTAGGAAGTCAGGGGTATCACCTTCATGGGGGTGTAATAGATCATGGATACACTGGAGATGTAAGTGTTGCATTATGCAATACAAATATTTCAGGCCATCCAAGCCTTCCTAAAAAGAATATTAAAGCGGGAGATAGAATTGCTCAAATTATTTTTCAAGATGCCAAGCATTTTGAATTAGAAGAAACGCAGGAACTTGATGAAACAGGAAGATCTAAATCTGGTTTTGGAAGCAGTGGTAGATAATTCCAATAAATAAGAGATTTGTATGAGAAAAAGTAGACAGCATGATTACGATTCAGAAAAACCTGCTCAACCTCAAAGAAAGTTAAAAAGAAGTTTTGAAGCTAAAGGGAAGAATCAAACGGAATATGTATTGTCTATAATTAAGAATGACATCACATTTTGTTCTGGACCTTCGGGAACCGGAAAATCATTTATTTCAGCAGGAATCGCTTCGCAGCATCTTTTAAAAGGCAAAACAGAAAAGCTAATTGTTACTAGACCTTTAGTGACTGCCGGAGCAAGTTTAGGTGCGGTTCCTGGAGATATCCAAGAGAAGGTAAGACCATACTTAAAACCTATGGAAGAAAATCTTCGATACTTTCTTGGAGATGAAAATTTTGATGAATTACTTGAACAAGATGTTATACGATTTGAGCCATTAGAGTTGATGAGAGGTGCTAGTTACCATAATTCTTATATGATTCTAGATGAAGCACAAAATTGCACATTAAAACAGATTAAAATGTTTATTACTAGAATTGGGGAAAACAGTAAGGTTTTGATTAATGGAGACGTTGATCAAACAGATTTAAAAAGGGATAGTGGATTACATATTTGCGTATCTAAATTGTCTCAACTAAAAGGTGTAGGAGTATGCGAGTTAACAGATGATGACATTCAAAGAAATCCAATTATAAAGTCTGTTTTAATGGCCTTAAAAGATGAAAATATTTATGATTAGAGACCAAGATAATAATCCTGTAAAAACATATAAAAATACTTGGTGCTATAAAACACTTGGAACTGCTAAATCGGCTGCAAAAAGTATTATCAAGCATAAAAATAAGAAACTTGATAAGAACTCAAAATTAAGTTTCCAGTATTTAAAGATAATAGAGTGCGAATTAGTAATAAAAGAAACACATCCTCTATAATACTTTTTAATCTAATGTGGTTGATTATCGGATTAATTTCTGCTGTGGATGTTTATTATGCTATAAAGTTTCAAAAGACTCTAAAATTAATGGAAGAGAATCCTATTGGACTATATCTAATAGAACTTTCCAATGGAGATATATCATTATTCATGGGTTTAAAAGTTTCTGGTACTGTCTTAGTTTTAGGTTTTCTTCAAAATTACTTTTATCTAAGTGACTGCAAAAAGAAAATAGTTAAAATAACTTTTGGAGTTACCTTATTCCAATTATGGCTCCTTTACTATATGAGTAATTGAATGACATAAATAATCAATATTAGGCATTTTGGTGTATAAGGTCTATATACAGTCAAATTGTTCTGAAAGGGGTAATAATGCATTTAATTATTCAGGAGATGCTGTCTTCTCATACACCAATTGTGGAGATTAGTAAAAAACTAGGAATGTCTAGGAATTTTATTTATAAACAAATTAAAAAATATAATTTGATTAGACCTGTCCCAAAAAAGATACTAAATGAAAATTTTTTTCAAAACATTAAAACTGAAAGGCAGGCGTATTGGCTTGGATTTATAATGGCTGACGGATGTATTTTCAAAACCAGTACTTCTTACAGACTGGATATAGGATTAAAAAAAGAAGATTTTAAACATTTGCAAAAATTTCATAAAGATATAGATTCTATTAGAGATGTAAAAATCTATCCTTATAAATGTTATAGTTTTCACACATCCAAAAAACTTTGTAAAGACTTAATATCTTTAGGCTGTACAGAAAGAAAAAGTTTGACACTTGAATATCCAAATATACCAAAAATCTTAGAAAGGCATTTAATAAGGGGATATTTTGACGGAGACGGTTGTATTAGTAAGCATAGAAAAAGTAATAATATTAGATTAAGTTTCGTTGGAACTAAGAATGTATTACATGCTATTCAAGTAAACCTACAAAAACCAAATGTTAAATTAGTTAAATCCGGCAATGCCTATACTCTTGGGATTAATGGAAATAAGCAATCTAAAAGAATTTTAGAATATCTATATAAAGATTCGACCATTTATTTAGATAGAAAATATAAGAAATATAAGGATTATCTAAATGCTGTATGATTATTCCTGCCATCATTGTGGATTCTTATGGGAGAACGTCAGTCAATCTATTCACGACGCACCAAAGAAGCAATGTCCAAGATGTAAGAAAATGTGTCTCACAAGGTTAATTAGTCTAGGACTTCCCCCAATAGTAATAGGAGAAGCTACCACTTTAGGACAATTAGCAGATCGAAACACTAAGAAGATTGGTAAATACAAAACTTCAGAAGAAAAGGCTAAACATGAAGAAATCATAGGTAAGGGCACAAAAGAAAGAATAGACTTAAATAAGAAGATTTCCAAAATGACTCCAGAACAAAAATTAAGGTACATTGAGAATGGATGATTTTTTAAAGAACTCTATTACGTACAATGAAACTTATTTCAATAATGAAGGTAAAGAATGTGTAGATAATGACAAGTGTTATGCTAAGATGCTAGTCAAAACAATTGATGGAAGAGAAAGTATCACATATTCAATTATGTGTAAGATGAATCTTTTAGTAGATCCTTGGGGTGACGACTGCTCACAAAGAAGGGTGATAGAGAATACCTTCAAAAAGGTAAGTGAAGATTGTTTTCGTCTTTATATCAGATACTTAAAGACTCGTGAACAACGATTTCTAACTATAGCAAAAAGGAAACAAAATGGCTGAAGAAAAATCAAAAAGATATCGTATGACTAAACTTCAGAAATATTTTATTGATAATCATTTAGAATCTGATCCTAAATCTCTAGCTATTGAATTAGGTATTCCGGCAGATGTAATTGATCGTTACATGAAAAAATCGATTCGGGAAGGGAAATTAGTAAAAAAACCAGAAAAAGAAACCCCCGAGACTCCAACAGATGACAAGTTGATGTCTAAGAACAAGAGATATGGGGCTGTGGCGATGACTGAAGCTGCCGCAGCTAAGGCTGATAGTTCTAGAGGTGCTGGTCTAAAGAGTAAATATTACAATGACGCAATCACAACCATCAGAAAGTAAGCCCTACAAATCTTTTTATGGTGAAATTTATGTCACAGAATCAGCACACTTAGCAGAGCTAATATTTAAGAGACGCTCTGAACTTAACAATGAAGGCACATTGCCTAATTTTTTTTGGCGTATTCCAAAGTATAAAAAATCTTTTGGTCTACAAACTATGTACGCCTCTAGATTGTTAAAGACTTATGATATTTCTGCTATAATTAAAGGGCTTAATAACAAGGCTGTTAAAAATGTCCTATCTTTTTCCAATAAAAGGCTGATACCATTTATAGATGAAGCACAAAGTCTAGTAAAAGACAAAGTCTTTGAAGATAAGACCCAGCAAGATAAGAGTAAATTAGAACCAAAAAAACCTTTTGGTAAGAAAAATCTTTGGAGTATACTGAATGAGTAAAGATTCTGATACAGCGGTAAAGAAAAGTCTTAAAAACTTTGAAAGAGACTTTATTAAAACAGGCCGGGAAGTCTTTGAGGAAAAATGCAGACTAAAAAGTCTGTCTATCTCTCCATCATTGGATTTTGCATTGAATGGAGGTCTTCTAGAAGGCACTTGGGTTCAAATTGTTGGAAAAGCAAAAACCGGCAAGGCACAGCCTTTGGGGTCTATAGTTTATACACCGTCTGGTCCAGTTAAGATGAGCGATATAAAACAAGGAGATAAGGTATGTACCCCAGATGGGAAAAGTGCTAAAATTTTAAAAATTTATCCACAAGGGGTTAAAGAAGTTTATAAAGTTACTTTTAATGATAATACTTCCGCTTTCTGTTGTAAGGACCATTTATGGAAAGTTGCTAAAAATAATGGTAAAAATGAATACGTTGTTTTATCTCTAGAGGAAATACTTAGAAAGGGTTTGAAATATCACGATAGAAATAAGTGGAAAATTCAATTAACTGAACCTGTTAAGTTTAATAGGCGACAATTAGGGATAAAACCTTACATCTTAGGATGTTTGATAGGCGATGGTGGACTAACACATGGAACACCTATGATTTCGTCAGCAGATGAAGAAATTTTAGATGAATTTAGAAGCTATTGTGATTCTATAGGAGCAAAGCTTAGACATAGGTCTAATTATGATTATGCCATATCTTATGGTGCAGATCATAAAAAGAAGGAAAACCTACTAACTAAGGAATTAAGAAATCTAAAACTGATGGGATGTAACTCTCATCAAAAGTTTATACCTGAAGACTATAAATATTCGGACTATTTGGATCGTTTAGATTTAGCCAGGGGTTTAATGGATACTGATGGTTTTAATGATAAAGGTAAGACTGGAGAATATACTACAGTATCTAAGCAATTGTCTAAAGATGTAATGGAGCTTTTGCAGTCATTAGGTTACAAAGTAAAAATCAAGATGAGAGAGACTAAATGTGATGGTAAAAGATTTCTTTCTTATAGACTGCATATTTCCGGAAATGATATTTCTAATATTTTTTCTTTAACACGAAAGAAATTTGATAAAAAGAGGATTAAGCCCAAATTATTTCGTTCTATTAAAAGTGTGGAACAGGTTGCCAGTGAAGAGTGTCAATGTATCGAATTAGATAGTAAAGACCATCTATATCTAACCGACAATTTTATTGTTACTCATAACACCTCAACAATACTTCAAATTGCCGCCAATGCTCAAGCCGAAGGTAGAAATGTAGTCTATCTAGATGCAGAGGGTAGAATCAAGAAGTATAACCTTTGCGGAGTAAAAGGTCTTGATCTGGATAAGATGCAGTTAATCCAATCAGATGGTAATACAATATTAACTGCGGAAATGTTTTTAAATGCACTAGAGGAAAAGATAAAAGCTCCAGAAAATGAGGGTGCTCTATTTATTATAGATTCTCTTTCCAGTCTTATTCCAGCTAAAGAGTTAGAAGGATATGTTAGCGGGGATTTTCGGCCAGGACTTCCAAAGATATTATCTAATTTCTGTAAGAGGATGGGACAAGTTGTACCAAAAACGAAAGCTATTATTATAGGTATTCATCATTTGATCTCAACACAATCTTCAATGCCTGGGTCTAAACAATGGACTGCTGATGGCGGTGTTAAGATAGGCTATCAATACGACACTATGATGCAAGTTTCTCACAGTAAAGACTGGATTGATGATAACGGGAATCGTATTGGTCAAGAGATTAACTGGAAGATTTTGACTTCCTCACAAGGAACTGATAAAACTAACGCTATTAGTTATTTTAGATTTAACCACGGTCTGGATAACGTTGAAGAGATTGTTGCTCTTGGAGATGATTTCGGAATCTTCAACAAAAAAGGTGCATGGTATTATATGAACTTTTTGGAGAACTATAAGGAAGAAATAGGTGAACAGATGTTGTTAGATCTGCAAGAGAAAAAATATGGTTTTCAAGGTAAGGCTAAACTATGCAGCTTTTTAAACGATAATCCATCAGTCGTTAAAGTTATTGAAAAAGAAATGAAGGAATTTTTAGTTTGAGAGTCATAGGATTTGACAAAAAAATTTACAATATAAATTTTTCAAAGTCTGCACATAAAAGTTTTAGAGAAAATAAGTCTGCCTATCATAATAAAGCTAGAAAATTAATCTCTGAGATATTTCCATTTGAAGTTGTTTATGAAGAAACTACTCTACCGGGATCTAGAACAAGAGCTACTGGTCTTCTTTACGCTGACTTCATTATCCCCAAATTATCTATAATCATAGAAGTTCATGGGGAACAACATTATAAATTCAGCAAATTCTTTCATAAAACCAAAAAAGGCTTTCAAGAGCATAAACGTAGAGACTTCAAAAAAATGGAATGGTGTTTGTTGAATGATATAACCATGATAGTATTACCCTTTGATAAGGAAGAAGAATGGGAGAGTCTACTGAAGAACTGGAAGTAGAAAATATATTAGCAGAACTTGATTCCTTCTTGAATCAATATGAAATTGCTAATCATATTAATTTGTGCGAGTCGGACGCATCAGTGTACGAGTCTCTAAATTTCTCCACTAAACAACTTAAGGATTTGAGTAATGAAGAAGCTTTAACACACTCCTATCTAATACAAACTTACATCTCTAAGCTAACTCACAAACAGAATAAAGAAACAGCTAGATTCGAATGGGCTTCTAATGCTTTTAATGATATGTATATACGATGTATGAATAATACAGAATTCCCAGAATATACAAGTAACTTATCTAAGGAACAGATAATATGCGATAAATATCCAGTAGTCAATAAACTCAGAGAAATTATGCGTAAATCTAAAACGGTATGTACACTATATACAAACAAAATTACACCATTGAATAAAACAGCCGAAATTCTTTATCAATTATCGAGGATCAAATGAGGTTAACACAAGCTATCAATAAAATCAAATTGGGGATACAAGAGGGTGATGAAGAATTAATTGAAGAGGGCTTTTTCCTTTTAACAGGTGAAAAAGTTTTATTCCCTGATGAAGATTATTCAGTACCAGATAATAATAAGGAAAGTTTATCTGATACTCCAAAAGTAATACATAATAGTACTAACAGAGCAGACAGAGCAGACATAGAAGACTTCTCTATGTTTAAGAACAAGAGAGAGCCAGAAAAGAAAAAATTCGTAAATAATTTTAACCCTGAATCTGTAGTAATAGAGAAAGAGCCTGATGAAGACCTTATTAATGATAAGGTAAAGCCAGTTCCAAGGACTCGTGCGGCGTTTAAGATGACAACTGTCTTCTGTCAAGATTGTCATAAGAACATTGAGATAAATCCACAATTCAAGAAAGAGCCTTATTACTGTGACTTCATCAAATGTGGACAAAAATGCCCAAATTCTTAGTAATGTAGCATCTGAAAAAGCTGTTATTTCTGGACTAATAAATCATGGTATCAACGCATTTGTAGATATCCAGTCGATAGTAAAAGAGGATAGTTTTACTATTGATAATAATAAGGTGATATTTAAATGTGTGACTAAGGCTTTAGAAACTTCCTCGTCTATCGACTTAACTTCAATTCTTTCTGCGGCAAAACAACTTGATCTAGATGAATATCTGAATAAACCAGATGTTTTAAAACATCTCCAGCATCTGATGAGGTACGAAGTAAAGCTAGAGAATGTAAGAAATCACGGCTTAAAGATTCGTAAACTACAGTTTACTAGAGAACTGCAAAATTCTCTTAGACATATTTATTTAGGTTTGAATGATGTTGATGGTGATCAGAGTGTCACAGAAATTCTTTCTATAGCTGAGAGTAGAATAGAAGAAATTGCATCAGAATATATTAGAGAGGATAGAAGTAATCCGCAGCTTATTGGGCATAATGTAATTGAATATGTCGAAAACTTGATGGATCAAGAAATTCGACCACCCGGAATCTCTACAGGTTTTCCAGCGTTCGACTTGGCTATTGGAGGCGGTCTTCGCAGGCAATGCGTTGATCTTATCGGAGCAAGGAGTAAGGCGGGAAAGTCAGTACTAGCCGATAATGTGGCGGAATTTGTCACAAGTCTAGGAGATAATGGAATTCCCGTTCTTATGCTAGATACGGAAATGAGTGAGACTGATCATCAAAATAGATTGTTAGCACTTCTCAGTAGAGTACCAATTAATAATATCTCAAGCAGTTCTTTTAAAACTGATGAAGCATCAGTTGACAATCTAAAGAGAGCCGCTAAAGATTTATCTGAAAGACCTTACCATTATATTAATGTTTCTGGTCGCCCATTTGATGAAATTCTTTCTGTGGCACGACGTTGGCTTTTAAAAGAAGTAGGCTATGACAAAAATGGAAGAATGAATGATTGCCTTATTATTTATGATTATCTAAAGTTAATGTCATCAGACAGTCTAAATGGTAATATGGCAGAATTCCAAGCACTTGGTTTTCAAATTACTAAACTCCACAACTTTTGTGTTCAATACGATTGCCCTTGCCTGTCATTCGTACAGCTTAACCGTGACGGTATTACTAAAGAGACTGAAGACGCTGTATCTGGGTCAGATAGACTTATTTGGCTTGCTACATCCTTTTCTATTTTCAAGACTAAGACAGACGAAGAATTTGCTCAAGATAAAGTTCTTTATGGAGATAAAGCCGGAAATCGAAAATTAATACCTGTGGTCAGTCGTCATGGCCCTGGAATAGAAAGTGGCTATATTTGTATGCAAATGAATGGAGAAATAGCCGAGATCAAAGAGTTAGGGACATTAAGAGAAATCCAGAAAGAGAAAGAATTAAAGAATGATGGAGTCCCTGACAGAACCCCAGAAGAAAGCGATGAAGAGGCAGGCGACTGATAAGATTCGAGAGATTATGGAATCTCTTGATCTTGAGGAATTTTATGAGTCTGAGAACAAAATGATAGGAAGATGCCCCGTTCATGACGGGGATAATTCTACAGCGTTTAATATTAATATTGACCCCACCTCTGAATATTATGGAATTTGGTTTTGTAATTCTCATGGATGTCATGAAGATTGTGGAAATGATGTCTTTGGTTTAATAAAAGGCATTTTAGAGCAAAAGAGTCAAAAAGAACAGACATTTATTGACGCTGTAAATTACTTGAAAAAGTTTGTATCTGGAAAAGTAGAAAGGCAGGATAATTTACAGTACAATCTTGAAGACTCTCGTATTGACAAGATTTTTCACAACGGGGCGATTAATAAGGTCATATGCACTAGGTCAGAGGTTATTAAAAATTTAGAAATTCCATGCCCTTATTATTTAGCCAGAGGATTCTCTAAAGAGATATTAGAGGAATTTGATGTTGGATATTGTAATGTACTTGGAAAGCAGATGTATAATCGAACAGTCTTTCCAGTTTATGACAAATCATGCGTCAATGTGATTGGTGCTGTCGGTCGTGCCGTGTCCTCAAATTCTTCAAAATGGATAAACAGTAAAGGATTTAATACAGGAAATGCCCTCTATAATTACGGAAAAGCTTTTGATAGTCTAAAAAGATCTGGTGCCGCTGTACTTGTTGAAGGGCAGGGAGACGTACTGAAATTATGGCAATCTGGAATTACTAATTGCGTGGGGTTATTTACATGCAAAATAAGTGATCGTCAGACTATACTGTTAGAAGAAGCTTCCGTAGGCACACTTTATTTAGCTTTGGATAATGACGAGCCGGGGAGAAAAGGTAGAGAAGAAATTAAGGAGAAGTTTGGAAAAATATTTGATATAAAAGACATAAAATTCGACCATCATGATACTGGAGACATGACACCACAAGAAATTATTGAAATAATAAAACCTCAGATTATTAGGTAGTTTATGAGAAAAATAAACCAAGTAAAAATAAATAGATCTATACAAAATCTTATGACTGCATGTAACGGAACTCTCAATCAAAACAATGAGATAGCTCCGCAGACATCTATAGTAATAGAAGTATATAAAGTCTTTAAAAGTCTTAAATATTTAAACAATATAGAAATTTCTTCAGATCTACTTTTCCAGATACAAACTTCAAATAAATATGAAAGCAAAATAATATGACAACAATTGTAGCAATTGCTGGTGCAAAACAAAGTGGAAAGTCTACTACGGTAAATTATCTACACGGTTACGAAATGAAACGTCATGGGTTTATTAAACACTTCGATATTTCTCCAGAGGGGAAGTTGATAGTTAATGCTATTTATAGAGACGAAGACAATAGACCTTTCGAATCTGCTGGTATTTTTGATTTAGACCAAAAAAATCAAGAGTTTATAGAATATGCATCTAACTCATTTTGGCCGTTTGTTAGGGGGTTTAGTTTTGCAGAACCATTAAAAGAATTATGTTTAAATCTATTTGGATTAGAACCAGAAAAAGTATACGGCACTGATGAACAGAAGAACTCACTAACAAAACTTAAATGGGTAGATATGCCAGGTGTTATCATTTATGATAGCGACGATATGTGTGACGAAGTATATTCTGTACTAGAGGAAGAAGGAATTGCTGAAAACTTTTATTTCAAATATTTACCAAGTGATGAAGAACAGTTCATGACTGGTAGAGAATTCATGCAATATCTTGGTACAGACATATTAAGAAAAATATATAGTAAAATCTGGACGGATTATTGTTTAAATAATATCAAGAATACTTCTCCAGATCTAGCCTTAATATCTGACTGCCGTTTTGAGAATGAGATTAATGCTATCCAATCAAATGGTGGAAAGGTTATCTATCTAACAAGAAATGGAAAGCCTGGAAGTCACTCAAGCGAACAGGCTGGTTCTTACATAGAACTTTATGATGCAATAATCGATAATTCCAATATGACAATTACTGAACAGAATGAAGCGATTAAAGAGAAATTGTGCGAATGGGGAATTTTACCGAGGAGCCTGTGAGCGTAGAAGACGATGAATACTGTAAAGAATGTCATATAGCAGCACCTACATACGGCGATCTTTGTTGCACTTGTTACTTTGGCGACAACATAGGCACCGCTTGTTATCCTGGGGAATGTGAATTTCCTGGATGTGAAAATAATCCATATAGTAATTAATCTCACATAATCCCTAGAAAGTACAATAATGCTTGTATGTTATCACAGATCAAGTTCGATTTCTACATTATCTTTCTGTGAACAAAAATATTTCTTAACTTATAATTTAGGAATGAAGGATAAGCAGAATCTTAAAGCTACTATGGGAACAATAGTACATAAGTGTATGGAGACGTTGGGAAATATTGTAATAGCCAAACGAGAAGGAAAAAGGAAGGTTAAAGACGAAATCTTTAATCATACTTTTAAGCAGCTAGAAGATCTAGAATTTATCAGTAAAATGTGTTATGATTACTATTCTAAGCATGTTCCTGAACTGTCTGAAAAATTCACACCAAAGGTGTACCAGCAGTGCCACGATTGGTTTTTGAAGGCTTTGGCCTACAAGAATGGCGAAATGGACCCGAGAAACCAGGATATCTTTGCGGTAGAGCAGTTTTTCGATATTGAAATCAAAAAACCTTGGGCGAAATATCGATATGATGTTAACGGAGAGATTATCGAAGGAAATCTTTCGATTAAGGGAACTGTTGACGTTATAGTAAAACATAACGAAAATTACTTTCAGATCCTCGATTTTAAAACTGGAAAACGAATAGATTGGGCTACTGGTGAAATAAAGACGCAAGAAAAGCTGGAAAAAGATGTTCAACTTCTTTTATATTATTATGCTCTTAAGAACACATTTCCTGATTATGAATTTTATGTTTCGATTTATTACATAAATGACTCAAAGATTGACGGAGTTGATGTACCTGGTGGATTGTTTGATATCTGTTTTGATGAGTCAGACTATGAAAAAGCCGAAAATATACTTAGACAAAAATTCGAATACATAAAGTCAGTTAAACAGCCTAGACTATTGTCTAATGATAATACTCATTGGAAATGTCAATATCTGTGCAAATTTTCTGAAGAATGGGATGATTCTGGGAAGTCCACTTGCCAATTCATGCGAGACGAGGTAAAAGATAAAGGTATTAATCAAGTTATTGCCGCATATGGTAAGGGATTGGAAAGAATTTCCACTTATCAAAGTGGTGGTGGAAAGTTGTCTGATGAAGATAAAGCAGGGGTATAAGTAACTTATGAGTATAAAAACTTGTAGAACCATACAATATGTCGGATGTTCCATCGAAGAACTAGTTGACCACCTGAACAAAAGTAAACCAGACACAGATGAAACCCTTCATATCGACCACATAATTCCTAAAAGTTTGTATAGCTTAACTGAAGAAGACTTGACAAAATGCTGGAATCATGCTAATTTACGCTTAATTCCCGCTAGCGAAAACCTCGCAAAGTCCGATAATCTTGATATGGACTTGGTCCGAAAATATAGTATTGAAAATTTGTTACCATGCGTTCTATCAGAAGAAGATAAAAAAGGAGATGTTTAGTGGATGTAGATAGAATAATATTAAACATTGAAATTAATTTATATAAGTCTTTAGTAGAACAATGTAGTTTTTCTTTAGCTATTTATTTTGACAATGCTTTTGAATGGGGGATAATAAATGAGACAATTGAAAGATCAGAATACCAAATGGTTTCCAACTAGAGTAACTTCACATTACTCACTATTACAGTCAACATTAACACCTAAAGTTTTAGTATCTACTGCTAAATCTTTTGGGTATAATTCTGTAGCACTTACAGATTACGCATCTGTTTCAGGTGCTGTTCAATTTATAAAGGCTTGTAAAAAGGAAGAGATCAAAGGGATTATCGGATGCGAGATCCCCGTAGAAAATTATGGAGGAACTATAATTGTTCTTTGCAAGAATAAAGAAGCATGGGTTAAGCTATTAAAAATTGTTTCTATATGCAATAAGCATGAGGGATTTATATTCCCGTCAGAATCTCTGTCTATTATAGACGGGGATTTTTTTGTTATTGACGGATATATTGGAAGCCGATTGTTTTATCATATGGTTGAAGACCCAGCATGTATTCATAATGCCGGGACTGAAGAAGAAGCAGTAGCTTGTCTAGATAATACAAACCAAGATTTAGTTATTCAGAAGATTAATGATTACATTAATTTATTTGGGGAAAACTATTTCTTAGAGCTTAATAGAATCAATGGAAAAGAGTTCCCATCTTCTAACGCAGTGTCTGATTATCTATCTCAGATTGCTACAGACATCAATTTTTCTAACTTGGTTGCTGGTTGCCCAATTAATTACGCCAAGCCTGAAGACGCGGTAGACCATCGTCTTTTACTATCATCTAAGATGAAGGTGACCAGTAGTAATGCGGATAAGGGGCTACTAAAAGAAGATTTTTACAAATTTACAAAATTCTTCAAGAGCAACCTTTATTGTTTTCCAGACCAAGAGAATATACAAAAACTCTATGAACCTAATCTGATTGAAAATGTGGGCAAGATTGATGAACAATGTGAGTCCTATGATATTCTTTCTGCCCCACTATTACCAGTGTTTGATTGTCCCGGTGGTTTAAGCCAGATCGAATACCTTAAACAGCTATGCCGTGAAGGTTGGAAAAACAAATTAATACCACAAGGTGTTGTAAAAACAGAAGAGAAGAGTATTGAGTATAGAGATAGAGTATTAAGCGAACTTAAAATCATTGAAGAAGCTAATCTTGCTGGCTACTTTCTTATCGTAGCAGACTATGTAAATAAATTCAGGGATAATGGACGATTAATCGGTCCTGGAAGAGGGTCAGCAGCAGGAAGTTTAGTCTCTTATTTAGTTGGTATCACTCTGATTGACCCTATTCCTTACGGCCTTCTATTTTCAAGATTTTATAACTCAGCACGTATTGGATCATTACCCGATATTGATGTTGACTTCCCGCCAGATTTGCGTGAAGAGGTCATTAATTATCTTAGAGAAAAATATGGTCACGATAAAGTTTGTCAGATGGTGACTTTTGGACGGTTGCAAGGTCGTGGAGCACTAAAAGAAGTATTAAGGATTAATGAGTCATGTTCGTTCGAAGAGATGAACATGATTACGAACAAGATACCACTAGAGTCACTTCTTTCTGATAAGCTGGAAGAAATGGAAAAACCTTCAGTAATTAAATGGTGCTTAGAAAATGACCCAGACGCTCTAAGAGAGTATTGCGTAGAAGTTGATGGTGAGCTTTCTGGTGATTATGCAAAACAATTTGAACAAGCATTAAGAATTGAGGGGATATTTAAATCTCAAGGCAAACATGCTGCTGGAGTGGTTGTTTCATCTGTTCCATTAGAACAGTTCTGCCCAATGGTTAAACCAACCAAGGGGGAAGATCCTGTAGCTGGATTTGAAATGAGCGATTTAGAAGCGGCGGGTGGAGTGAAGCTTGATGTATTAGGTGTGAATTTGCTTCGTAAATTAGAAATGACATGTCAGACTTGACGGATATCCTGATATTTTGGTGTATAGTACTATGTCCGCTATATATCAATCTTATCAAGGAGTCCAGACATGAGTTTTATTTCAGAAGAAATCGTCCGACTAAAAAAAGAAGGCGTTCAACAGAGGGAAATTTCCCATATCTTAGGATGTAGTGAAGGATATGTGAGTAGGTTTGTAAAACAATTTGGTTTATCGAATGATATACATGAGGAATTTATAGGTAAACCTTTCGATCAATTAACTCCAGTTAAACATGTGGGAAAAGATCCAAAAAGTCACAAAAGTATATATTTATGTCTCTGTAGCTGTGGTAAAACCATAGAGGTTCTAGGAAATTCCTTACAGAGTGGAAACACCAAGTCTTGTGGTTGCACATCTAGAAAAAGGGGAAAAGATCATCCAAACTTTAAAGGGTACGGAGAGATTAATATTACCTATTGGAATAGTGTAATGTTTGGTGCTAAATCTAGAAAATTAGAAGTTGGAATTACACTTGAAGACATATGGAATTTGTTTCTCAAACAGGACAGGAAGTGTGCATTAAGCGGCGTAAAATTAGGTTTTGCCCCTACACGTAAGACGATTCAACTTCAAACCGCTAGTCTGGACAGGATTGATGCTTCAAAAGGATACATTGAAGGCAATATTCAATGGATTCATAAGCATCTCAATGCTATGAAATGGAAATTGACAGATGAAGATTTTATTGGGTGGTGTAGAGAAGTGGTTCAATATCAAGATCAGAAAGTGAGTTAATGGTATGCCAGACTTAAGAAAAAAGCTTATGCAACACTTCTATGATATTTGGAACGGCGTGGGAAGTCAGTGTGACAACAAGTCACTAAGACGAATGGAACAAATCTGTTGGATTCAGCGTGTTAGTTCAGATGGAATTTTGGAGGTAGAATATGATGGGATGTAGACCTAAACTACAAGGTATTAATTCAATATGTTATAAAATGAATAATGACCTTTGGTTGGATATGATGTTGCAGACTGATCTAAAAAATATGATTTTTGCTCAAAAATTTTTTACCCCTGTTGCAATAGGCCCATTATATCTGGAGTATGATCGTGAATAAATTTAACACTGGACATTGTCTAAATCTATCCTATAAGATTCTTATAAACGATCAACGTAGTACTTCACATCTTAAATTATGGCTCGCAAGACTTCATAAGATGCCTCAATATATTTCTTACTCACGTATGAACATTAACGCTTGCGAAAGAGAATAATCTGAAATTCTCCTACACCATCCTATTAATTCTTCATCACTCCTTGTGGGTAGATATAATAAGGTTCAGAATACTATACACCAAAAATAAAAAACAGGGTTTTTATGATATATAATACATATTGTGTGTACGATTTAGAGACTACATCACCCTCACCAAAAACTACACAAATAGTGCAAATTGCTGCCAAGATGGTCAATAGCAGAACTTTAAGTATAATTCCGGGGTCAGAATTTCAGTCATTAGTTCAACCTAGTTTTGATCCAGAATTTTGTAAGCTTCATAGATTAGATTTACTTCAGCCAGGGGCTATAGCAGTACATGGTAAAACTGAAGCAATGCTTAGAACGGCACCCACACTAAAAGCCGTTTGGTCAAATTTCTGTGAGTATGTGAAGTCTTACAATTACAAAGGGACTAATTGGACAGCACCAATTCGAGTTGGATATAATAATAAAGGGTTCGATGATATCATTGTTGAAAGGGTTATGTGCGACTCACCTTGGGAATATGGACCATCTTCTAAAGATAAAAGCAGACAGGATTTATTTAACAAATACTCATCAATTGACGTATATGATATTATGCTACTGATGTTTGAAAATGATAAATCTGTTAATAAGTTAGGGGCTGATGCTTTAGTGCGTGGACATATGGGTTATTCGAAAAAGAATGCTCACGATGCTATGGCTGACGTAGATATGACGGCGGAATTATTCTGTACGGTACAGCGTTCTATTAGGGCATTTGCAAAGACTAAGAATTTTAAAGGAATGTTTAACTAGTTATAAAAGAAAGTAATAATGGAAATTCCCCAACTTTTTCGTGAGTCACGTTATGGTATGCCAAGTGCAGACCAAATTTTACCTAATAGGAACTATTTAATTGGATACTCTTATTTATTCCGACAGCCTCGCTGGGCGATGCAGGTAATCGATGGATCGGCATCTGATGTATCTGTAGACCGTCAGGACTGCTTCAGATCTGATTTAAGAATCCCCGAAACCTTTAGAGCTACATTGTCTGACTATACGGGTTCTGGTTACGATAGGGGGCATCTTGTTCCATCTGCCGATAGCAACGAGACACGTCTAGAAAACAGCGAAACATTCTTACTCTCTAACATGAGTCCTCAAGCCCCAGACATGAATCGTCGATCTTGGAGAATTCTAGAGTCAGCAGTTAGAAAGATTGCACAAAAACCTGAAGTAGTAGAGGTCTATGCTATTAGCGGACCTGTTTTTGATTTATCAAAACCATTTACTAAAATAGGTGATGATGTTATTGTCCCGCATGAGTTTTTCAAGACTGTTTTAGTTGAAGATAATAAAGGTAAGATTGATTTTTGTTCATTCCTTTTACCTAATGAAAAAACAAATACTACTTATAAAGACCACGTTGTTTCTGTTAAATATTTAGAGTTTAGAACCGGACTGCTTTTATGGGATCGTCTAAAAGGTAGTTCAATAGAAAAGGCAAAAACAAAGAAAACTATCCGTAAAGGAATATAAAAGAAAGATTCAATAAGTGAATAATCTAGATATCACTAAAATACCTTTAGACGATCAAAAAACTTGGGACTTAATTTGCTCTGGTAACACTAAAGGCGTGTTTCAGCTAGAAACTAATTTAGGTAAGCATTGGTGTAAAGAGTGTAAGCCAAGAAGCATAGAAGAGTTATCAGATGTTATTAGTGCTATTAG